CAACAGTTTAAAGAAGAGTTTGGTAGACTGGCACAACAGATTAAAAAGATTATACACGAAAAGATGGGAGATACTCCTATCAATCCTGCTAGTACAGAGCAGTTATCTTGGTTGATATATTCTAGAAAAGTCACAGACAAAAAAAAGTGGGTAGATATTTTTAACATAGGTATAGATAAGTTTACCAAGAAAAAGAAACGCAGACCTACACTTTCAAAGTCTAGATTCAGAGATATGGTTGTGGCAAACACAGAGGTGATAAAGAAAACATCAGCTACAAAATGCCTGCATTGTAATGGCACTGGTCTAATTAGAAAATATAAAGTAAATGGAGAACGGTATAAGAACTTATCGAAGTGCCATGAGTGTGGAGGTCAAGGTGTAATATATCTAGAACTAAATAGAACTGCAGGATTTAATCAGATGCCTGTTGGTGTGTCAGAAGTAGCAGAGGGTGGGTTCAAGACAGACAGAGACACATTAAGAAAATTATCTATGCGTGCAAAGGGAGATATGAAAGAGTTTGTTGATATAATTATTAGATATAACGCTATAGATACATACTTAAATACGTTTGTAAATGGTATAAGAGATCATGTAAATGAAGATAGTGTATTACATCCTAAGTTTATGCAGTGTGTTACAGCTACAGCTAGATTATCTAGTCGTGATCCTAACTTCCAGAACCAACCACGAGGTAATACTTTTCCTATACGCAAGGTCATATCTTCCAGGTTTAATGGTGGTAAGATAATGGAGATAGATTTTTCACAACTAGAATTTAGGACTGCTGTATTTTTAGCACAAGATAAGCAAGGCATGAAAGATATAGATGATGGAGTAGATGTTCATCAGTTCACCGCAGACACCATTGGTGTGAGTAGGCAAGAAGCCAAGGCACATACATTCAAACCTTTGTATGGAGGTATGTCTGGAACAGAGGATGAGAAAAGATATTATAAAGCATTCCTTGAGAAGTATAAAGATATAGCTAAGTGGCATGAAAGTCTACAGAGTAATGCAATAGAATTTAAAAAGGTAAAGCTCCCATCAGGTCGTGAGTATTCTTTTCCGTATGCACAGAGGCAGGCATGGGGTGGTTCTAGTTATTCAACACAGATAAAAAATTATCCTGTTCAAGGTTTTGCTACTGCAGATATAGTCCCTATTGCTTGCATCAATGCGTACAAGATGATGAAAGACAAAAACGTAAAAAGTTTACTTATTAATACTGTACATGATTCTATAGTTGTTGACGCACATCCAGATGAGACAGAGCTAATGACTGATCTATTGGATAGGGCAACTAGAAATGTTATTGATTCTTTGTACGATTTTTATAAAGTTGAGTTCAATGTACCGCTTGACACTGAGCTAAAGATAGGAGATAATTGGTTAGAAATGAATGAGGTTTCTCTAAAAAAAGAAAGGGTAGTAATGTGAATCTGTTAGAATATGTAGTAAATTGTTTGTTTTTATGCTTTGTAACTTATTGTGTAGTGGTTGCACATTTGTCTTGACTTTTAATTAAAAACATGGTAGGAGTATATTTATGTCAAAAATCTTAGATGCATTAGTAGATCGTTATAAGGCTCAGATATCTGAGGCAAAGGCAACACTTGAAATTTATTTAAATAAATCTGTTGGTATTGGGGAGCATCCTCAACATGTAGATGAAGTAGATAAACTGATAGCTAAGATAGCTACAGCTAAAGAAAACCTTATGGTGATTGAAGAGATAAGAGATATATAATTAACAATGAAGGAGGTCGTATGACAAACAATGAAATAACAAATATAGATGGATTATCTAGCGAACAGATAATGTCTATGATAGGACAAGAGAAATCGTCCACTGGTAGTTTTTTACCGAAGCTATCCATAAATAGATTTCCAGAAAATGATGATGGTGCAGAGGTTCCAGTAGGATCATACGGTGTGTATGTTCCTGAACTAGACAGCATGGCGTATGGTAAGCCTGTTACATTTAGACCATTCATGAATGCGTACCAGTACATGAAGTACGATGCAGAAAAGAATGAATACAGCAATAGAAGTATAATCTTTAAGTCTTGGAAAGATGAGGCTATAGATATACAAGGTGGCGTACGATGTGGTAAGATACCTGCAAAAGAACTGGCTAATCTTTCTGATGAAGAAAGAATGAAACAGAAAGCAATAAAATGTTATCGCTTAGTTTATGGTTTAGTTTCTTTTAAAGGGACTCTCCCAGGTGGAGCTGATGCAGAGGTGACTAGTTTGCCTGTACTATGGAAGGTAACAGGCAGTAACTTTAAACCTGTTGGTGAGGCAATAGAAAGTCTAAGACGCAGAGGTAAGGTAATGTTTAATCACACCCTTACTCTTAAAAGTAAAAAGAAAAAAGCTGGAAGTAATGTATTTTATGTGTCTGATATTAGTGTAGATGCAGATGAAGTCCAGTTCTCTGATAAAGAAAAAGAAATTCTTCTTGCTTTCCAAGACACTATCAACACAGAAAATGAGGAGATAGTAGAGCTTTGGAGACAGGCTAAGAAAGCCGAACCAGTTAGTGTGAAAGCTAGTGAGGCGAAGACTGTAGAGGCAGAGTTTGATGATGATCCTATTGAAGTTCTGTCTTCATGAGCCAAGACATCCTAGAAAAAGTTAGGGTGTTTTTGGAGGCTGCAAACAAAGATGCAGTTGAGGTATCCGATGATTTGATCACTCAGTTTGGTGACGCTTGCATGGAATCTTTCCGCAAGCAATTCACTGACCAAAGAAATAAAGAGTTTGGTCTTAGAGCATCAAGCATCGGAAGACCTTTGTGCCAGTTACAAATGGAAAAGAAAGGTATCAAGGGTGAGTCGCAACCCTATAACGTTAAGATGAGAAATTTATTTGGGGATCTTATAGAACAAGCGGCAATGATTATTATGAAAGCATCTGGTGTAGAGATACAATCAGAGCAAACAAAAACTGAATACAAACTTGACGCTGTTACTGTAAAGGGCACGCTTGATGTAGAAATTGAAGATAAGGTATGGGATATTAAAAGTGCATCACCCTGGTCATTCACCAATAAGTTTGGAGAGAATGGTGGCTTTCATGCAGTAGCAGAAGATGATTTGTTTGGCTACTTAACACAAGGGTATATGTATGCAGAATCTAGACAAAAACCTTTTGGTGGTTGGATAGCAATTAATAAATCTACTGGAGAGTGGGCATTGACTGAAGCTCCTCTAGCTGATGATGAATATAAAGAACAGGCACTAAGCACTATTGATAATAATATTAGAGCTATAACCTTAAACAAAAAATTTAAAAGATGTTTTAAAGCTGAAGATGAATACTTTAGAAAACAGAAGACAGGCAATAAAGTATTAGGCACAGCATGCAGTTTCTGCCCTTACAAGTTTCCTTGTTGGGGAGAAAACTTGCAACTGTTACCACAACAACAGTCGCAAGGTAAAAACCCCAAGTGGGTTTGGTACACTGAAGTCAATAATCCTAGGGTAGAGGACAATGGCCACTAGTGTACGCAGTAGAAAAGCCAAGGGGCGAAGGCTACAAAACTGGGTTAGGGACGTGCTGTTGAGTACGTTCCCTAACTTGAAGAAAGATGAAGATGTCTCTTGTGCTATTATGGGCGAGTCAGGTATTGATGTTAAGTTATCTAGATTTGCACAAGGATTGTTTCCATTCTCTATTGAGTGTAAGAACAAAGAGACATGGAAAGGTTTGTACGATGCATATGATCAAGCTATATCTAATGCTAACCTGGAGCCTGTTGTGGTATTGAAGATGAATAAAAGAGATCCTTTAATTGTGCTTGACTTCAAGAAGTTTGTAAGTATAATAAAAGAATCAAACATGAAAACTAACTTAGGAGACTTACTATGATTACATTTCCACATGGAATATCTGATGAAGCTATAGAAACTTTAGCAGAACAAACACAAGAAGAGGTTGCAACAGCAACTCACAACTTAGCTGTAAAAAGAAAAAAACTAAAAGAGGCTGGAGTGCCTGAAGATGACGAACAAATAAAAGGTATAGACGAAATGATGGAGGTTATATAATGGAGTTTGAAGTACCAATAGATATATTCCAATCAGTATCTGTAATTATTACGCCACATGATAAAGGGTTTACATGTGGCATAATAGATCCTAAACCAACCGCTGAGAAAGACACATGCTCTATCATAGCAAAAGGCATAGTAAGATTTGTCACAAAAAATCCAGACTTAATATATGATGAGGGCATTTTAGCTTTTACTGAAGAGGATAAAACTAAGGTTAGTAATGGTGAAGAGGATAACATTATTGATCTTTTAACATTTAAAAATAAAAAGGACTTACATTAATGGTAACACACTTAGTAATAGGAGACCCCCATTGTACACCTAGTGCTAGTAATGAGAGATTTACTTGGGCAGGGCGAATGGCTAAAGACTTAAAGGTAGATAAAGTTATTTGTATGGGAGATTTTGCTAGCATGGATTCTATGTCTAGCTATGATAAAAAGAAAAAATCTTTTGAAGGCAGGCGATATAAAAAAGATATAGAGCACGCACATGATGCACTACAGAAGTTTAATGATGGTCTGGGTAAGTATGAGCCAGAGATGCACATGATGCTAGGCAACCATGAAGATAGAATTGATCGTATGGTAGAAGATAATCCAGAGCTTGAGGGTCACATGACTATAGATGACCTGAAGTATCCTGAGTATGGATGGCATACATATGACTATAGGTATCCTGCTGTGATTGATGGGGTGTATTACTCACATAACTTTCCAAGTGGTGTTATGGGTACGGCTATCTCAGGTGAGAACATGGCTAGATCTTTGGTAAATAAAAACAAAGTATCTTCTACTGTTGGGCATTCTCATCTATTGGATTATGCTATTGCGGCACAGCCATCTGGTAAAAAGATAATGGGATTATCTGCAGGTTGCTACTTGACTCATAAAGAAAAGTACGCATATAATACACAGAGACTTTGGTGGTCTGGCTTAATTGTAAAACGAAATGTAAAAGGTGGGGAGTATGATATTGAGACTGTCCACATTAGTGAGGTAAAGAAAAGATATGGAAGACGTAGTTAATTTTCCCAAACACTATCGTCAGTCAAAGACTGAGACTATTGATTTAATCAAAGAGTCAATGACTACTGAAGAGTTTCATGGTTATCTCAAAGGTGCATGTATGAAATACATGTCAAGATACA